AAGTGGCTCCCCAACCTGGCACATCAGTTCATGTAGCTGAGCGTGGAGGATCAAACGACGAAATGCACATCGTTGTAATCGACGTTGATGGTAAGGTAACAGGAACACCTAATACAGTTCTAGAAAAATTTCTATATGTCTCAAAAGCATCTGACGGAAAATCATCCGAAGGATCTAACGTATATTATCCAGAGGTAATATTCAATCAAAGTAAGTACATCTATTGGGGTTCTCATGATAATGAGAATATCTGGGATGTAAGTGGCAATTCTCTTGTGAACTCTTCTAACTTTGGTGGAAATAGTACAACAGCATTTGATATTCTTGGTGAGAAAGAATACACATTGACTGGTGGTACTGATGATTTCAGTCTTTCACAAGCAGAAATCTTAGCTGGATATGAACTTTTTGCTGACACAGAAACAGTACAACTAGACTACCTCATCATGGGTGGCGGTGGTGCTAATGAAACTGAGTCTAAAGCAAAAGGAAACAAACTTATAAGTATCGCGGGTAACAGAAAAGACTGTGTTGCTTTCCTATCTCCTGATAAGAGTGGAGTTATAGGAGTTTCAGACAGTAGAACTCAAACAGACAACATAGTTGAGTTCTTTGATACCTTTGCGTCAACGTCTTACGCTGTCTTCGATAGTGGTTGGAAGTATCTTTATGACCGCTTCGCTGACAAGTATAGATGGGTACCATGTAACGGTGACATTGCTGGCTTATGTGCTAGCACCACTGCTAACGGTGACCCATGGTTCTCTCCCGCAGGATTGAACCGAGGTGGAATTAGAAATGCTATCAAACTAGCATACTCACCTAAAAAATCCGAAAGAGATTCCTTATACCAAAAGAGAATTAACCCAGTTACATCTCTACCTGGTCAAGGCATAGTCTTATTCGGTGATAAAACTGCTCTCGCTTCACCATCTGCCTTTGATCGCATCAACGTCCGTCGTCTCTTCCTCGTCGTAGAGAAGACAATAGGAAATGCTGCGAAGGGAGTATTGTTTGAACTAAACGACGAATTTACTAGAAACAACTTCAGTAATGTTATTGAACCATTCCTACGTGACATCCAAGCACGTCGTGGTATCACTGACTTCTTAGTTGTTTGTGATGAGTCAAACAACACACCTGATGTTATTGATAGAAATGAGTTTGTCGCTGAGATTTACATCAAGCCTGCTCGTTCAATTAACTTCATCACACTAACCTTTGTTGCTACACGTACTGGTGTTAGTTTCGAGGAAGTAATCCCAAGGAGATCTTAAACAATGGCTGAAACCAATGCATATGGAGTATTACAGTTCCAACAAAAGATAAGAGGAGCAGTAAGACCCAATCTATTTCAAGTAACTCACAAGTTTCCCAGTAATGTTGATGATAGCACTGAAAATGCTCAGAACGCAATGTTTTTGTGTAAGAGTGCTGCTCTCCCCGCATCTACTGTAGGTACAGTAGAACTGCCTTTCCGTGGTAGAGTAATCAAAGTTCCTGGCGACAGAACATTCGAGTCATGGACTGCTACATTCTACATGGATGATGCGTTCGCATTACGCGGTGCGTATGAAAAATGGATAGAGTTAACCAACAGTGTGGATGCTAACACAGCAGCTGCTTCTATGACAGAGATCATGGAAGATATCCAAGTAATTCAGTTGGATAAATTCACCAATGGTGATAAAAATGGTTACAAAAAAATTAGAGAATATAACCTGATAGGTGCGTTCCCAGTATCTGTTTCACAGGTATCAATAGCATATGATAACAACGATTCTTTCGAGGAATTTGATGTTGAGTTTGCTTACCAGTACTTCGAGACAGGTGGTGGAGATGTTGGAGAGAAAAACGTTCTGAAGAGAGTTGTAACTCTCGCCTAAATAGTAGGTACAGAAACGCAATATTATGGCAGAGTTATTCGGATTCTCGTTTAGAAAGAGGGAGGAGAAGGCAAAGAATGCACCTTCTCCTGTTGCCCCCACCAACGAAGATGGAGCAACCAGTTTTATAGCTGGTGGTTACCATGGTACATACGTGGATCTTGACGGTAACTTCAAGACTGAGTACGACATGGTGGTAAAGTATCGCATGATGGCGATGCATCCAGAAGTAGACAGTGCGATTGAAGATATAATACAAGAGGCAATCGTTACAGATCAAAACGATAGTCCAGTACAGATAGATCTGGCAAACTTAGATGTCAGTGAGTCTGTCAAAAAAATGATTAGAGACGAGTTCGACTATATTAAAAACTTAATAGGATTTGATACTAAAGCTCATGAAATGTTCCGCAGATGGTACATTGATGGGCGTTTGTATTATCATAAGGTCATAGATTTGAAGAGACCTCAAGATGGTATACTCGAACTCCGCTACGTAGATCCACAAAAGATCAAAAAAGTTAGACAGATCAACAAGATTCCAAAGACCGCAGACCAGTTTCAGTCACTAGACTATGGTAAGGTAGATGAATATTTTATATACAATCCAAAAGGTTTACGCAACACCTCTGCTAACTCAGGTATAAAGATTGCGAAAGATGCTATAACATATGTCACCTCTGGTATTCTTGATACCAACAAGAATATAGTATTGTCTTACTTACATAAGGCAATCAAGGTTCTCAATCAACTTATGATGATCGAGGACTCTCTTGTTATATACAGAATATCAAGAGCACCCGAACGTAGAATTTTCTACATTGATGTAGGAAACCTACCAAAGGTAAAAGCGGAGCAATATCTCCGTGAGGTGATGTCTCGTTATAGAAACAAACTTGTCTATGATGCTAACACTGGAGAGATAAGAGACGACAGAAAATACATGTCTATGCTCGAAGACTTCTGGTTACCTAGACGAGAAGGTGGAAGAGGCACAGAGATCACTACATTGCCAGGTGGTCAAAATCTTGGAGAACTTACTGATATACAATACTTCCAAACAAAATTATACAAGGCACTTAACGTTCCTGCAGGAAGATTAGAGTCAGGACAAGCGTTCAACATAGGTAGATCTTCAGAGATCATGCGTGATGAACTTAAGTTCACTAAGTTTGTGGGTAAACTCCGCAAAAAATTTAGTGAAATGTTCCAAGACATTCTTAAGACTCAACTCATTCTAAAAGGTGTAATCACACCAGAGGACTGGGATGATATGAAGGAGCATATACAGTACGATTACTTATATGACAATCACTTTACAGAACTTAAGAATATTGAAATGTTAAATGAGAAGTTAAATGTAATCACTGCCATGGAACCATTCATGGGTCGTTACTTCTCTACTGAATTCGTCCGCACTAACATACTCGGTCAATCTGAGGTTGAGAAAGCAGAGCTTGATAAGCAGATGAAGGACGATATTTCTTCTGGTAAGATCATAGACCCATTAGAGCAAGTTGCTATGGATCAACAGTCCATGGATGACGAGAAAGATAATGCGGAACTTGATAAAGAAATGAAGAAAGCACAAATCAAAACACAGGCACAGAAGGGCACAACAAACCCATCTGGATCTACCAGAACCCCTGCTAAAAGTGGGAATGGTAATAAATAACATTTAGTTACAATTTATTATGTCTACACAAGAACGAGATATCGTTGATTTGCTTTGGAATGATGACCAGGCAGACGCACTGGGCAAACTAAAAGACATGCTACAAGTTAAAGCTGCCATGGCAGTTGATGCTAGTAAGCAAACCGTCGCGGATCGTATGTTTCCGCACGTTCCCGACGAGGGAGATGTGGAACCTGACCCCGAACAACTAGAAAACCCTACTGCCGAATTAGAGGAACCTACCGATGAAACTGATCACGGAACAGAACAATGATATAGAGGTTCTTACCGAAGAAAAAGACGGTAAGAAATCCACTTTTATCAAAGGAATATTCTTACAGACTGAGATAACCAATAGGAATGGTCGGATGTACAAATTCGATACCATGAATAGAGAGGTGTCAAAGTATAATGAAGAGTTCACTAACAAAGGTAGAGCACTTGGTGAGTTAGGTCACCCAGAAGGTCCTACACTCAACCTAGATAGAGTGTCACACAAAATTGTTGAACTTTACCCAGAAGGAACTAACTTCATAGGTAAGGCAAAACTATTAGAAACACCTATGGGTAAGATCGCTAAGAACTTACTTGAAGAAGGTGTACAACTGGGAGTTTCTTCTAGAGGTCTCGGTTCAATTAAGAAAGAAGGCAACTGTTCTGTAGTAGCAGATGACTTTATTCTTTCCACTGCTGCTGATATTGTAGCAGATCCTTCAGCACCTGATGCATTTGTAGAGGGTATATACGAAGGGCGTGAGTGGGTTACAGTTGATGGTAGAATCAAGGAGCAACAGATTGAACAAATCAAGGCTGCTATTGATAATGCACCAACACCACAAGAACTTCAAGAAAGGAAACTTTCCGCGTTCGCGGCTTTCCTAAGAAGTATATAAAGTATAAATAAAAGTAGTAAATTACCGCAGATCTTATTTCGTAGGAGCAAACATGTCCACAATAGATGAAAAATTTGAGAAACTCATCGCGGAAAAGAAGGCAACTGAAGCTGTAGCTGAGGAAGCATCTGAACCAAACACCGAAGTTTCTGAAGACGCAGCAGTTGGCAAAACTGCCATTACGTCTGGTGCTGTACCACAGCAAAAATCCGACCTTAAGAACGACGCAGTTGAAGTCGCTTCTTCTAACAGTAAGGACAAGCCAGAAGGCGATGCCAATGTTGGTAAAAGGGCAGCTGCTCCTGTAGCAGTAGAAAAAGACAAGACATTAAAGATGAAACCATCTGGTGCATCATCTAAAATGCCTGGTGCCTTATCTGCTAAAATCTTTGACGATGTGGAAGTCGAAGGAGAGGCGGTAAATGAAGACAGTAAGGAAGACATCTCAGCAGTATTAGCTGGTGCTGATCTATCTGAGGAGTTCCAAGAGAGAGCAAAGACTGTCTTTGAAGCAGCTGTTGACGCAAGAGTCGCAGTAAAGATTGACTCCCTTAAGGAGCAAGCAGCCGAAGCATTCGTAGCAGAGATCGAAGAGATCAAAAACGAATTTGCTGGCCGCGTAGAGAATTTCCTCCAGTACGCTTGCGATGAGTGGCTCAAGGAGAACGAACTTGCAGTTGAGCAAGGTCTCCGCACTGAAGTCACTGAGACGTTCATGGAAGGATTAAGGAAATTGTTCATCGAATCAAACATCAACGTTCCAGATGATAAACTGGATCTTGCTGCTGAGATGAGCGAGAAACTAGATGACATGGAAGACCGACTTAACGAACAGGTTAAGAAGAATGTCGAACTACATGAGGTTGTGGGAACCTATCGTAAGAATGAGATTTTGATCGAACTAACCAGAGGTCTCGCTGAGACACAAAAGGACAAGTTCATTTCCCTTGCCGAAGCAGTCGAATTCAAATCTGATGAGTCGTATCGTGAGAAGCTAGGTCAAATTAAGGAATCATACTTTGGTACTCCAAAGACTGAGACCGTGACTGAAGTTGCTTCAGAAGAATCTGCTCCAGAAGCAGAGAAACAACTTGAAACTGTTAGTGAGAGCATGCAACAGTATGTACAACAACTCGCTAAGAGAATCTAATTCACTTCAAACAAATGTTTAACACAGAAAAACTACAGGAGAAGTGGAATCCAGTACTTAGTCATGATGGTCTTCCTGAGATAAAGGATAACTATCGTAAAGCAGTAACTGCACAACTCCTAGAGAACCAAGAAAGGTTCATGCGTGAGGAAAAGCAAATCCTTACAGAGGCACCTACTAACGCAGGTCCTATCAATACTCCTACCACTGGTAGTGGTGCTAACTTCGGTTTCGACCCAATTCTTATTAGCTTGATTCGTCGTGCTATGCCTAAGCTTATTGCTTATGACATCGCAGGTGTTCAACCTATGAATGGTCCTACTGGATTGATCTTCGCAATGAGATCACGCTACGTTAACCAGACAGGCGACGAAGCATTCTTCGACGAGCCAGACGCACAGTTCTCTGGTACTCAAGGTGGTACACCTCCAACAGCAACATCTGAAAAGAACCCAGGTCTTATCAACGATGCTTCTGGTGGTGGTACAACAGAAGGTAACTATGACCTTGCTTCAAGCAAGTTTACATCTTCTGAACTTGAGTCATTAGGAGAAGGTACTTCTACAGCGTTCATGGAAATGGCGTTTAGCATCGACAGAATTGCTGTTGAAGCTAAAGGTAGAGCACTAAGAGCAGACTACTCAGTTGAACTTGCTCAAGACTTGAAAGCAATCCACGGATTAGATGCCGAGTCTGAACTAGCAAACATTCTTTCTACTGAGATCCTTGCTGAAATCAACAGAGAAGTTGTTAGAACTGTTTACCGTGGTGCTAAACCAGGTGCTCAGGTCAACACTGCTAACGCGGGTGTATTCGACTTAGACGTTGACTCAAATGGAAGATGGTCTGTTGAGAAATTCAAAGGTCTTCTATTCCAGATCGAAAGAGATGCTAACGCAATCGCACTAGAGACTCGTAGAGGAAAGGGTAACGTAATCATCACTTCTAGTGATGTTGCTTCTGCTCTTGCTATGGCGGGTGTTCTAGACTACTCATCAGGTATCAACCAAGCAGTTGGTGGACTTGGAGAGATTGATGACACAGGTAACACATTCGTTGGTACAATCAACGGACGTTTCAAGGTGTACATCGACCCTTACTCAGCAAACGTATCTGCTGACCAATACTACGTTGTTGGATACAAAGGTACTAACGCATACGACGCAGGATTATTCTATTGTCCTTACGTTCCGCTACAAATGTACAGAGCGATTGGACAGGACACATTCCAGCCACGTATCGGGTTTAAAACTCGTTATGGCATGGTTCTTAATCCATTCGCTAAGGGACTTACAGCTCTTACAAACTCTGATCCACAGCATTCATCAAACGTTGGTGCTAATGCTTACTACAGAAGAGTTAGAGTTGCTAACCTCATGTAATCCTGTATCAGGAAACGCATACAACATTAAGAAAGGGGCATTTTGCCCCTTTTTTTGTGCTAAATTATACTAATGAGACGATCTAATGAACGGACGGGTGAACAAAGTACAAATGACAGCGAAGGTAATGCGTATGAAAGATGGATTACATCGTCATCAGTGGTATCCTCATTGGACTGAGGATGAGAGAGC